ACCTACATCAAAAAGACCATCAAAGCCATGCTCGATAAAATCCGCATTCTAAATGCCGAAATCAAATAGCAGCTTGTGATTTTTCCCCTTACAGATTCCAATAAAATCTTGTGGTAATCATGGTGTTCTAAATATCAGGTTTTATAAGGTTTAATCAATCGAGTAGTGACGGCTAACCAGACGGGGGGAGCTGATAAGTTCGGGGATGACACAAAGCGGAGACCACCCCCAACCGCACCAGCAAAAAAAATTCTGTTTTAGCAAATAAGTTAAAGTTGTTAAAGTTAAAAAATCACTGCAAAGGCTTATATATAAAGGATTTATCTAGTTATAAGCCGATTTTCAAAAGTTAAAATGATGTTAAAGGTGCTTACTATTGCTTACAGCTACCGCGTTCAAATGTCAGGTTTTGTAAGGTTCAATCTACCAGTGACAGCTAACCATCAGGGTGAGAGTTGAAAACAATACCCATCCCCAATTTTGAGAAGGGGTATTTTCTATCTTATTGTTTTCTAAGGTAAACGCAAAATTGCGCTGAGTGGATAAGGAGCATTCACCCCAATAGGGGGTATGCGAAAATTTCCGTTGGGTGATGAACTACGAAACTTTCGTACAGTCATACAGTGTGGACATCTCTAAAATGCGAGTAGCTTAAAGATAGTCAGTAGATAACTGAGTTACCCAAAGTCACCATGTTCAATCTCCCAAATTTTCGGGACACCTGAACCACCAAATAGAGGGGCAGCTTTAAATACTCTATTCCGCTTCAATTAAATGATGGGAGCGAAAAAACACAGCAAACCGCTATACCGTCAGACAATAATCAAGAAAACGCGCGGGCGCGTGAGGGGAGTGTTTTTAACTCCTGAGTTCGTCACCCAGCATGACAACTAAACTCAGAGAAAATAGCCTAGCAACATATAATTTGTACACTGTGGTGTACACTGGGATTTTCGTATAAATTTTAAATTATATAAAACAGTAACTTATTGGATTTGTTCAATTGACGCCATCACCAAATTTTTAAATTCATATGAAGTTACATAACTAAATATGACTAAAAAAGCCTTAAACATCAGTGTTTAAGGCTTTTTTTATGCATATACATAAATAGCGACGAATATGTATAGTCTTGTATTGTTTGTATGGTGCCATGTATATTGTGAGTTGTAATAAAATCACCATACAAGGCTTTAACGATGAAAAGAGTCGATATAAAAAAATATCCTTTATCTGATACTACTCTTGCAAGTTTAGAGCCTGAAGAAAAAGAGTACCGTGTTAAAGATAGCAATAATCTATATTTCACTGTTCATAGTAAAGGAAACAAACGCTGGGAATTAAGATACAAAAGACCAAGTGATGGTAAATGGACATGGTTGGGTTTAGGAGGATATCCGTCAGTCGGGGGAAAACTTGCAAGAAAAAATGCTGAAGAAATGAGAAAATTAATTTCAGAGGGGATAGATCCAAAAATTGATAAAGAAAATAAAAAGCAAGCCGATTTATTAAGAAACTCATTCACATTTGAACAATTAGCTATAGAATTTTGTTTAACTAAAACATGGACAGAGGCAACTAGAGTTAGAAATGAAGGCGCATTAAAAAACCATATTTATCCAATCATGGGAAAACTGGATTATAGAAAAATAACAAAAAAGGCATGGTTAGAGTTATTTCAAGCGATTCAAAAAAAATTACACCCTAAAACAAAAAAACCTATTGTTGAAATGGGTAAAAGGCTATGTACATTATGCAGAGAGATTTATGATTTTGCAGAAGTTACAGGTCGTATAGATTACAATCCAGTCACTGGTATTACAAAATTTTTGGACAAACATGAAAAGCAAAATATGCCACATGTTTCAGAAAAAGAGCTGCCAGAATTATTGAAAAAAATACGAGCATATCCAAATAGAATGACGGCTATTGGATTAGAATTGAGTATTATGTTAGGTACCCGCCCATCAGAAATGAGGCAAGCTGTATGGGAGGAATTTGATTTTCAGGAAAATCTATGGTCTATTCCTGCACATAGAATGAAAAAAAGGAAAGAGCATATTATCCCTTTACCACTACAAGCCTTATCACTTCTTAACGAGCTAAAAAGAATCACTAGTGATTCTTTATTCTTGTTTCCTAGCAGAAGTACCAAGAAACAACCCATTTCCAATAATACATTTAATAAAGCCTTAAAGTCATTAGGTTACCAAGGACGCCAGACTCCGCATGGGTTTCGGCATATTTTAAGTACTACTTTGAGAGAAAAAGGCTTTAGAAAAGAATATGTTGAGACTGCCTTAGCTCATGCTTGGGCATGAGTACCACGTCAATTTTGATCATGCCGTAGATGTACAAAACATTGAAGTCGATACCTTTCGCTCTAGCTATAACATGAACTTTTCAGGGTTTAATACTGTCAACCGTAAGGATGGGTTAGGTGCTGAATTTATTGTGGGTCGTAAGGAGCATGATGTAAATCATGGTTTTATTTTAGATCCCGACGCTTTTTATGCTCACCAGAGTAATCCCAATATTCATTTACCACGCTTCTTTCCAGTCACGGCCATTGCCTACCCAAAACAAAAGGCCACAGCCGATCAGGTCATTGATGGGGCAGAGTTAGAAATTGCCATGTTTGATCCATACCGACAGGACCGTGTAAAAGTTGAAGGCGTGGACTATCCGCTCACTGCAAACTATTCGGCACCTTATGGGCTTTGGCTATCAAAATATAATTTAGGTGCAGCAGGTTATTGGTCTTTAATTAATAAAGAAGCCAATTTAATCATGCCGCATTTATATATGCTGGAACCCTTTAACCCCAATAAGAAAATCATTGTGTTTATACATGGTTTGGCAAGTAGCCCAGAGGCGTGGGTGAGCCTAACCAATGACATTATGGGCGATGCCGAATTAAGACAGAACTACCAAGTTTGGCAGGTGTTTTATTCAACCAATATGCCAATTTTTGAAAGTCGTTTTCAGATTTACTCTTTGCTGAATCAAGCTTTTCAAAACGTCGCCAAAGACAGTTACGCTGCGCACGATGCAGTGTTGGTTGGACATAGTATGGGCGGAGTGATTAGCCGCTTGCTAGTAAGCGATGCTGATGTTTCAGAGCAAGCCATGCAAAAAATGAATGAAGCACAGCTAAAGCGTTTAAAAGAAAATCCTGTTATTCGAGAACGTTTTCAGTTCAAAGATTTGCCCTATTTTAAGCGGGTTGTTTTTGTTTCGGCGCCGCATCATGGTACTGACTATGCTGACCGATGGTTTACCCAAATTGCTCGCCGTATTATTCGTTTACCCGCCGACTTTTTTATTGCGGTTGAAATGAGAGATGAGAAAAATACAAAACTCAGAAAAGGTTTAATTGAAAACGGAGCAAGTAATTTAAGTCGTTCTTCTAACTTTATGCAGTTGACCCAAGCTATTCAGCCTTCGTCCAACGTGGTCTATCACTCGATTATGGGTAATATAAATGGCACCACAGATAAGTCAAAAATGAGTGATGGAATTGTGCCGTATCAAAGTTCACATTTAGGTGGAGAGCAATCAGAACTGATTATTAAAGGTGGGCATTCAATTCAAACTAGCCCTGAGGCAATTTTAGAATTACGCCGTATTTTAAGATTGCATTTAAAGCAGTCGCAGCCTTCAAAATAGAATTTTTTGTTTTTAGAAAACCACTGCTGAAATGGCTCAACAGTGGTTGAAGTGATTAATTAACCTGGTTTTGTTTGAGCGATTTTTTATGCTCAAAGTAGCTAATTGAAAAAATAAACAAGCCAACCAAATACAACACGCCAGACAACAACAGTAAGTCTAAGCCTGCTGCATAGAGCAACCAAAGCGCATAGATTGAAGCGATACTTGCAATGGCAATATGCGGCGTGCGTTTATGGCGAATAGATTCTTTAAGATAAAACGCCGATACCAGAAAATAAGGCAGCAAAATCATTACCGATGAAATCAGTAAAAGCTGAGTGTAGTTTTTATTGAAAAAATACACGGCAATGAGTGAGCCCTGCACCACAAGTGTTGTCAGCCAAAGGGATGAAATCGGTACATTATTTTGATTATTCTTTAAAAATAATTTCGGGAAAGCACCATTTTTTGCAGCTAAAAATGGAATTTCAGTGGCAAATAAGGTCCAACTTAAGTAAGAGGATGCAACTGAAATAATCAACCCGATGGTAATAATGATGGTACCCGGCAAGCCGATCAGTTGCTGTAAAATGGTCGCCATTGATGGGTTATGCATGCCTGCAAGCGCTTCACGACTCGCCACACCATAAGCCAATACTGTGACCATCACATAAAAACTTAATGCCAGCAAAACACCTAAAATGGTCGCTTTACCAATGTCATGACGCTTTTTTGCGCGTGATGATAAAACCACCGCACCTTCAATACCGGTAAATACCCAAAGGGTAATGAGCATCAGGTCTTTGACTTGCTGCCAAAGCGGAACTTTTAAAGAGAAGTCATTTAAGTTGAGTTTGAATAAATCAAACTTAAAGGCAATGAAGGTAAAGAAGATAAAAACCACCATTGGAATAATTTTGGCAATGGTTGCCAGTAAATTTACAATGGCTGCTTCTTTAATGCCTCGGCTTACTAGCCAGTGCACCAGCCATACAAAAATGCTTGAGCCAATCAGAGAGTAGAGTGTATTACCTTCACCAAAAATAACGTGGTCTTTGCTGTCGGTAAACATGCCAACACCTGAAAAGGCAATCACTACATAACCGACAATACCAATGGTAGTACACAACCAATAGCCCCACGCCGAGCAAAACCCGATGAGGTCTCCAAAACCTTCGCGTGCATAGTTATAAATACCACCGTCTAGGTCTGGTCGTTGACGGGTTAAATGCAACAATGAGAGAGCCAAGAAAATAATGCCGACTCCGGTAATGAGCCA